TCTCAGTGACCAAGAATATTTCCAAGCAATAGCATCATTTGATTACCTATCATATGAGATCCAAAGTCTCTCTGGTGATAGGAAGAAAAACTTAAAGTAAATTATGGCACTACTTGAAGAGTTGCAGGAGTCCTGGTCTAAGGACTCTATTTTTAATGAGGCAGATTTGGGCAACGAGTCATTAGTTATACCAAGTCTACATCAAAAGTATCACATCTACTACAACAAATACAAACTAATCCTTGAGGATGAGAAACTCAAACTCAAGAGGATTTACCGTGAGCAGTGGTTATGGTATAGCGGTAAGAAGACAGATGATAAGGGACAGGTCTTTGACCTTAAGGTACTCAAGGGAGATCTAAACACTTTCCTAGAATCTGATGAAGAGATTCAGAAGCAATCACTCAGGGTAACTTATTTTGAAACCTGTATAAATTATATTGAGAACATCTTAAAGATGATTAACAATCGCGGATTCCAAGTGAAGAATGCGATTGATGCAAAGCGGTTTGAATTCCCTGTCTAATGGTAACCATTGAAAAGAAGAATGAAGCGTTCCTGAAAATCAGGGCAGAACTTAGTGTACATAAGGAGTTATCTGACTACTTCACATTTGAGGTCCCTGATGCAAAGTTCCTTAAAACCCAAAAGAGATACAAGTATTGGGATGGAAGAATCCGTCTTTACTCTCCTGGGACTGGGGAACTACCTTTAGGTCTCTTTCATTATCTTGAAGAATGGTTACAGAAAAAGCAATACGAATATAAAATAGAAGACAACAAATTCTGCGGTATCCCAGGTGAAGTCAACACACTTATCACACCCGAGGCAGTTAATGGTTTTGTTAGATCTCTGGGTACTCCTTTCAAGGCGAGAGATTACCAACTCCAAAGTGTTTATTCAGCACTTCGGCACAACCGTAGATTACTACTCTCTCCCACTGGATCTGGAAAATCCTTCATAATCTATTGTCTTCTCAGGTGGCACCTGCAGTATAAGAGAGAGATATTGATTATTGTACCCACAACCTCACTGGTTGAACAACTTTATAAGGACATTGAACAGTATGGATTCTACGCTCGCGACACCATTCACAAGATCTACGGAGGACGAGAACGTTATACAGAGAGTCCTGTCGTCATATCTACGTGGCAATCTATCTACAAGGAGTCTAAAAATTACTTTAATAGGTTTGATGTTGTTATCGGCGATGAAGCGCACCTCTACAAAGCAAAGTCGCTAACAGGAATCCTCAACAAATGCCACAATGCCAAGTACAGAATTGGATTGACTGGCACCCTTGACGGTATGCAGTGTCATCAACTGCAACTGGAAGGTATGTTTGGCAAGGTGAATAATGCTATACGCACAAAGGATCTGCAGAAGAAAGGTCATCTGACTGAACTGAAGATAAACATCCTGCTGTGTAAGCATAATTATACTCGCTTCGCTGACTATCAAGATGAGATTAATTATATCATAACTCACGAGAAAAGAAATAAAATTATTACTGGTCTTGCGCGAGACTTACCTGGGAATACACTGATTCTATTCAACTACGTGGAGAAGCACGGAGAACCTCTTTACGAAATGATAAATAGTAAAGGAGGAGACAAACGTATCTTCTTTATACACGGAAAAGTTCCGACTGACGAACGAGAAGAAGCACGCCAGATTTGTGAGAACACAGACAATGCAATCATCCTTGCATCGTACGGGACGTTCTCAACTGGTATCAATATAAAAAACTTACATAATGTAATATTTGCATCTCCATCAAAGTCTAGGATTCGCAATCTTCAGTCTATTGGTAGAGCATTACGGAAGCACGACTCGAAAGGTCAAGCAACTCTATATGATTTTGCTGATGATATAAGCAATGGTCATTTTAATAATGCAACTTTGAACCATTTAGTTGAACGTATTCGTACTTACAAGGATGAGAAGTTCGACTATTCAATCACAAAGATCAAACTAGGAGAATAGTATGTCTCTAAATTACATCAAACCAGACGAGGAATTCTTTGGATGTATGAAACTTACATCTGGAGAGGAACTGCTTGGACGTATTGTTGTTGTGGAAGAGCATAAAGGTTTCTACTGTGCTTTCATTCAAGACCCCGCCAAGGTGCATTCTCAGGATAAAATTATTGACGACAAGCGGGCGGTAGCAGTAGGTCTCAAGAGATGGATGGTTTTCTCTGATGAAGATTTCTTTATCATTCCTGAAGAGAGAATCATAACGATCGCGCCGATGTCGCAGGACGCGGTAATGATGTATAAGTTTTTCGTTAAGCAAGAATTAAAAAGATCACCCGACAGTATCCCTGATTCGAGTATTGAACTCACTCAAGAAATGGGACTGCTCGGTACATTAGAAGAAGCAAGAAAAAGACTTGAACAACTGTTTAATGGTAATAGCTAAGAATATCCTTTGCAACCCTGACAGTGTTGATCATAATTGTTTCAGAGGGTGTTGTCAAGGGTATCAATATCCATTGACGAAAACCCTGTTGTCTGTTATGATTTCAATATGAATTAAACCTACCGATGGCATTAATGGCAGCACGGAGAACTAAAAATCAGCACTATGTAGATAACCAGAAGTTCCTTGCTGCTATCGTGGATTATCGTGACCGTGTAGAGATTGCTAAAGTTCGTAATAAACCCAAACCTAGGATCAATGAATACATTGGAGAGTGTTTCCTAAAGATCGCAACCCACCTTTCATATAGACCTAACTTTATCAACTATATGTACAAGGAGGATATGATCAGTGATGGTATTGAGAATTGTGTTCAGTATATTGACAATTTCGATCCTGCTAAAAGCAGGAATCCTTTTGCATATTTTACTCAAATCGTTTACTATGCATTCCTAAGAAGGATTGCTAAAGAGAAGAGACAGATGGATATTAAAGATAAGATTATTGAGAAGTCAGGTTTTGATCAGGTCTTCCACTCTGATGGTGATGGAGATACTGCACAACTGAATAGTATCAAGTCCCGTATTGAGATGAACAATCGTTACTAATGATTATCGATCAACTTGCATCTGTCATTCGCTTTGCGATTGAAGATCTAGATGCTGTACAAGTTGAAACAGATCACGAAGAAATTATTAAAGATGATCTTGTCATAAAGAATGAGATCTACAAGTGTGAAGGTCTTCGTAAGTTACACCTTGAGATAGCAAAGACAAATAATTTAGATGTACTCCACTGTGTGTTCTTCCCAGACTTCGAGTACCCCATACCTATTTTTGGTGCAGACATTATTGCAACTAGGAATACAGTCACTGCTGCTATTGTAGATGTTTCTCCTGTACATAATACTGGTAACATTTACTACAGTATAGCACCACTAGCAAACTCATATCATTTTACGCACAAGAGACCACTACCACTATGGGGTGAGATCTTCTCTCCATTCTGTAAGTTTCAGAGATTGCATCTTCAGAATGAGCAACAGGATTTTATTCACTTGGTCAATAACATTCTCCTGATATATTGTGACTGGGTGAAGAGATCTAAAAAGGATGACAAGTGGGTGAATAATATGTTAAGATTGGATGATCAGATCTGGTACTGTAAATCCCAGAAACAAAACAAGAAGACTCTTGCAGTTCTGACCCAATGGTTTGGTAAAGAGTTTGCAGAGAACTACATCGATAAGATGCTCTTCGATACACCTAGACTCAAATGAATCTATCTTTTGACGATGAAGAACTCCAATGTCTTCGTGTCTGTGTAGGCAATGCACCTGCACCTTACAACATTACTAAGAAGGATATTCTTAAACGTGTTGTAGAAAAGGTTGGCGAACCAATCAAAGAACACCACGAAGGTGTCACCCTTGTAGAATACGATCTAACACCCTATGGAATTGACCCCTGAAATTATTGAAAAGATCCAAGAGGCAATGCGTCATACTAAAAAGGATGGCACTGTTAACTGGAAAGATACTGATGAGATTGAAGTCAATCTGGCAGGAACATTTGCTGCTGACAAGTTTATTGTTATCAAGAACAAGACAAAAGATCCAGTGATCTCTGCTCAACCTCATCCTGACTATGATTATGAAAAGAAGGAGTGGAAGAAAAAATGAAGGTTCTCCTGATTACTGATCAACACTTCGGTGTTCGTAATGATCATCCTGTCTTCCTAGAGAAGTACAGAGAGTTCTATACGAATACTGTAATTCCTTATATTAAGAAGCATAAAATCAAGCAAGTATTTTGTCTTGGTGATACATTTGACAAACGTAAGTCTATCAACTTTGCATCTCTAGATGCTGCAAAGGAGATGTGGTTTGACCCGCTCAAAGAGATGGGTGTACAGATGGTTATGCTTATCGGTAATCACGACATCTATTATAAGAATACTCTACGTGTGAATGCACCCAATCATCTACTGGGTGAGTACGATAATGTTACTGTCATTGAGACACCGACAGAACTGACGTTTGATGATAAGAAAATTCTATTCCTACCTTGGATCTGTCCTGACAATAAGGACACTAGTGATGCAATCATTGATAACTCTAAGGCAGACATTGTTCTTGGACACTTGGAACTCAATGGATTTGAAGCAGTTCCAGGGCACGTGATGGAACACGGTGAGGATCCTGCAAGGTATGAGAGGTTCCCTCTAGTCTGTACTGGTCACTATCATATGAAATCTAGGAGAGGTAATATTCAATACCTCGGTAATCCGTACCAACTCTACTGGAATGATTACGGTCAGAAGCGTGGGTTTCATATCCTAAATACTGATACATTAAAGTTAACGTTTGTTAAAAATCCATACGACATATTCTG